TGTTTCGTGTTTTTAAATGTTTTGTTGTAATAGTCTTCGCCACTAAACCAATATTCGTAATTTCCTTCGTCTTTACTTTTCTTTAATTTGTTTCCGTGTGCTTCAACTATTTGTTGTTTTTCCAGTTTTAAATATTTATGAAAGTGGTTAATAAATTCTTTACCTTCCGTTGTGTAAACATTTAATAAATTTGGATGCAATTTTTCTAAATCGCTAAATACTTCCTGTAGTGCTGTTTTCATTTGTTTAATTTTTAGTTATTATTATTTTTTATTACTTAAAATAAATAACATCCATACAATCAACCATAATGGAATTGCTATTAACGTTGCTGAATATATCATTTTTCTATTTGTTTAATTTCAATTATAATATCATCGTTTTTTTGTATTAAGTTTTTAACGTGCTGAAAGTCGTATGCTTCAACAATTCGTGTTTCTAACTTAACAGGTGCGCCAACATACGCATATGTTTTAAATGTTGCTTTAAATCGTTTCATTTCTTTATATTTTATTTGTTCGTTTTTTTTAATTCTGCATATTTCTAAATAAAGGTGTAAGTCAAAAGACCCGCGCCATTGTCGTTGCCACCAATCCATTTGCTCGTATATTGTTCCTGTGTTCATAGTTCGTGGTAAAAATTATAGTTACTTTCATCGTTGCTCGTTTTCCATTCCCAAAAGTTATAATGCTGAAGGTCGCTGTTTATTTCTTCCTGCATTTCTAAACGTACGTCTTCTAAAATACGAATATTAATAATGTGCGGTTGTAAATGGTCGTCTGTTTCAATAATCCACTTTTCCGAAACATCAACGTCTAATTCAATAAATGCAAACTCCGAAACTTCGTCGTAGTCTTTAAATTCCCAAGTCCCTGCAATTGAATATTGCCAACCTAAAAACTCGTAGGTTAATTCCCAACCTTTGTTCCAAAATTCTAAATTTCTATTTTCCATCTTACAGCGCTTTAAAATACATTAAACAATAGAACATACCACCCAACACAATAAAAGCCGTTAGAGTGCCTAAAAAGTGGTTTAAAAACGATTTGTGTTCTTCGGTTGTTGGTGTAAAGTAATCAATTAAATTTTTCATAGTCTTATTTTTTAAATTGGTTAAATAAATTTTCTACTTCTTTTAACTGCTCATCGTCTAAAAATGTTGCTAATGTTTGAATAATTAAATGCAGTTGGTTCGTGTTTAATTTGTCTTCCTGTTGTTGTGTTTCCAAGAAATCAATTACTTTGTTAAATTCTGTTTTCATAGTTTTAAATTGTTTCGTTAATAATTATATGCAAATATAAGTGCTATTTTAATAACTGCAATACTTTTTAACAATTATTTTTAATTTATTTTTTAAAACCCTTGTGTTTATTACGTTTTATAAATAGAAAAAAGTGTAATTTATATTCATTTTAAATAAGTAAAACATATAATAAAGGTAATTTTTACCTAATAAAGTAATAAAGTAAAGTAAAACCCTTAAATACTTTGTTATTATTAAGGTTATAACCATAAAAATGTCAAGTTTATGGTGTTAAAAACTGGACAATTAATCGGAATTAAACCGTTTATTGTAACAATTTGTGACAAAAAAAAACAGCTGCGTGCTGGGTGCTTACAACTGTTTTCTTTTTTTCAACTATGAATGACAAATATACTATAAATTATTTAATCAAACTAAAAAATATGCGTTAATCTTGCAATTTGTCCAAATTCTTTATGATGTATGTAACCTTCAACCGCTTTAGGAACGCCTGTATATCCGTTTTTATGATGCCAACTGTCACTTCCTGAAGGACTGCGTAACGTTTCAAATGTGCAACCAATGAAATCGGTACTTTTTTTGTGGTGAATGTGGTGTGAATAAATATATCGGTGTTTAGTTTCGCTCCAAAGTATAGGAAACTCCGTCGCTAATAATAAAGGTAAGTGTTCTATTTTCGCTCCGTCGCCGTGTGTAGTGCCTATCAAGTTGTTTCCGTACTTAAACGCTTTTCTGTGTAGCAAATTAACGTTAAAATTGATTGTAGACTTACTAAAATGCGCTTCTATTAACTGCATTAAAAAAAAGCCGTGCGTTAAATCGTGGTTTGACGGATTGTAAACAACTTCAACTTCTGCAAAACTTAATAACTTTTCTAACAAATCAATGTACAGGTTCTTCGCCATTATAAAATTGTCGTACCACATTCCGTCCGTATCTTGTGGTGTTCCACCTGTTGTTGTTCTTCTTGTGTTATCGGTGTGTAAAATGTCGTTTCCTGCAACAAATAATACTTTGTCAATGTTAAACCCTTTCGCTTTGTTTAAGATGCCTTGCATTCCGTCTTTTGCACGTTTAACCGCTATCTGTGAATTATACTCTTCGCCTGTTTCAAATGCTGTTGCAAGTTTTCCAATATGTAAGTCCGCAATATCTATAACAAGTAAATGCGTGTCTTCGCTTTTAATAGTTTCTATTGCGTGGTATTTAGGAGCGTATTTTTTAACTTCGCTTATACATTCGTCTTTTATTTGTTGTATTGCGTTTAGTTCTTCTTGTTTAAAGTTTGGGTTCTTAAAGAATAAACTTGCTTGTTTAGTTTTTAGCCATCCGTGTTTTACGTCTTTGTCATCTACTCCAGCTTCGTCGGTTGCATTTTTAATGCCACGATACTGCATAAGTATTTCGATTTCGTCTTGTTTTAGTCGAAACCTTGCGCTGTTATTTGCCATAAAAATTTAGATTAATGATTTTTTTGCATACTTCCATAAGTACGAAAGCAATAAACCTATTCCAACACCCACAAACAATAAATTTAAATTGCCTTTTGGTCGGTTACTTTTTGCTTCAGACTTTGCCTTTTGTCCTTCAGATTTTGCCTTTGCTTTTTCAACTATCCTATCTTTGTAAATAGTTTTTAACTGAATTTTATATTTGTATTTTATCTCGGTTCTAACTTGCCATTTGGGTTTAGGAATATAAATATTCTTGTAAACTATAACGGTGTCTTTGGTAGTGAAAAATTTTTCCCAAACTATTGTGTCGTTTACTATGTACGGAATACTATCTAAAGTACTAATACGAATTGTGTCGCTCGTGTTTTCGCACTTGTAACCTTTTTTAATTGCTTTGTTCAGGTGATATTGTGCCGAACACGAATAAAGAAAAAGACTAATAAGAACTATATTTAGTTTTGCCATTTTGCTTGTATGCTTTTAAAACTTGTTTTCTGTTTCTATCTTTTTTAAAACTAACGTGAACCCATTGCGGTTGATCATCGTTTCCGAACTCCCAAATTAATTGGTCAAACTCTAACTTGTCTTTTATAAAATGAAACCCTTTAGCGTCTATTTTAATATCCATTGCTTCGCCTTTTGTATGTTGGCTTGTTGAACTTCCTTTTATCATTCTATTAAGTTGTACGCTACGAAAACCCGAACTAATTTTAATCGGTCTGTTTAAGTGAATTCTTAAAGGTTCAAACACGTTTTCACACAAAAGTTTAGCGCTTTCAATTTGTGACAAACTCATTTTATTATTTATTCCGTATGTTGTTGCAGTAGGTGAATCTTCAAACTCTGCAAGTGTAACGTGTGCGCTTAAATTCATTTTAGTTTATTTATGTCGTTTTTAATATCAATAGCACGTGTAAAAAGAAGTTTAGCCGACTGCCATAAATTTACTCCTTTTACTATGCGCCAATTTTCTGCAATTGATTGAATTTCGATACTTGCTAAAATTAACGCTAAAACTTTTGTAAGCATTAAAGGCACGGAAAACACGGTTAAAACTATATCGTTTAATATAAAATAGTCTATTAAAAAAAATAATATAACACACAACTCATAAAGCAAAATTTTAGAAATTATTGCTGAAAGTTTACGTGATGTTATTTCTTGTTTTAAGTGTTTAGCTTTCCATATTCCTGTAGCTGTGTCTGCTAAAATCAAAGTAAATAAAAGTCCAAGTATTCCAGCTATTGGTAAAAAAAACGAAAAAATAATAGTTATAAGTTTCAATGCTGAATTTTTAATTGTGTAAAGTAATAAATATAATTGTAGTCTCATAAGTCTTCGAGTGCTTCTGTTAAACTGAAAGTTAAGTAAAAAAACAAAGTAACTCCAGCCAAATTAATGTAGGGTTCTGTGCCTTGACAAATCAAAGAAAACGAAGTTAAAAAACCCGCTATAAAATAAGCCGTTGCTAAATAATTACTTTTCATTCTTCGCCCCTTAAAGCTTTCAACTCTTCATACAAGACTAAAAGCTGAGTTTCTTTCTCTTGTATTAATTCTTCTGTTGTTCTTTCAATAACATCTACAAGCTCTTCTATATAAGTGCCTTGCTCGTTATAATATCCTATTAATTGTTTCATATTAATTTGTTTATATTGTATGTATTCTTACAGCTCGTACAATTCTGTTTCCGTTTTTTCCACTATTGCTGTCGCTATTATCGAAAAAACTCTTGTTCCAAGCACTTGTGGCACCAACTTCCGTAGAACTCCAATAGTTGTTAGAAGTAATAAAACCATTAGTACTACCTAAAATTTTATTTATAATAGTTGCTGAATTAAAAAGAATATTTAATTCCCAAAGTGAAGGTAGATACCAATCACTAAAACCACCACCTGCAAAAAGCCTTGCTATTCCTGCAGCATAAGCTGTAGTTGCAGGAAGAAGTGTTTGTGCTATAATTGCATTTGTATTTGTAAGTCCGTCATAGATACTTTGAGCTGTAGCACCTATTGCAATAGCTTGAAAAGCAGTTATTGTATAAGGTAGGGATACGCTTAAATTAGTTAAACTTGCAACAAGAGCTTTATTTACTCCAGCATCATTAAATACTGCTACTACTATACCACCCCCAATTTGAGCTCCTATCTCTGTACCACCACCACCGCCACCACTTGCGTTTATTGTAACTACTCCTGTACCACCTGCAGGTGATATTGTAACATTTGTTCCTGCAACAATTTGTGTAACTGCTCCTGCTGCAGCTGAAGCGGTTATTGTTTGATTAGGAAAAGTTCCTGTAACAGTTATATTAGTTCCTGCAACCAAACTTGGAGTTGCTGTGCCTGTACCACCATTAGCTACTGCTACAATTCCTGTAACGTTACTTGCCGTTCCTGTAGTGTTTTGGTTAAGTGTTGGAATATCTGCGCCTACAATAGCTCTAAATGTTGGTACTCCTGAACTTCCGTTTGGTGCAGCTAAAATATTATTTGCAGTTTTTGACGCATAAGGATTTAAAGTGTCTCCATAATTTGAAGCTAAACTAATAACAGGTGTTGTAGTTCCTGTTGCGACTACAGGTGTTGTTGCTGTCAGTGATGCTACACCTGTTGTAATATTTGCACCTGTTACCGACTTTGTTACATAACCACCTGCACCATCACTTTCGCTAATTTCTAATAAATCGGTAGCTGCTATTGTTGTTCCTTTTGCGGTTAATTGACTAATTTTTAAATCTGCCATAATTTATTGTGTTATTCTGTTATTATTATTTTCTGTTATTCTTTGGTCGTTAATTTCTGTTATTCTATTTATGTTTGAATAATTACCTGCTGTAATTGTATTAGATATTTGAGTTACAGTACCTAAAGCATTAGTAGCATCTACAAAACAATTAATATTAGCATTAGAATCTTCTATTACTAAAGTATATGTAGATGATGTTGCACCAATTATAGGTAAACCATTTCTTGTCCATTCGTATGCAAAAGTAGGTGATGGATTACCCGTCCAAGTTCCTGTTGTTGATGAAAGTAAACTTCCAAGTGTTGTTGTTCCACTAATAACAGGTGCAATAGTATTAGCAGGTGCTGAATATGTTTGTGCTGTTATAATATTTGAAGTTGCATTAGCACTTCCTAAAGTATTTGTTGCAGTTACTACACAAGTTATATTTTGTGCTGAATCACCAACTACTAAAGTATATGTTGAATTTGTAGCGCTTGTTATATTTGTTACACCCCTTCGCCATTGGTAAGCAAAAGTTGGTGTAGGTATTCCTATCCAAGTTCCTGTTGTTGATGAAAGTACACTACCTAAAGACGTAGCGCCACTTATTACAGGTGCAATAGTGTTAGCAGGAAAAATAGGTACTATTGGAGCTACTACACCTTCAATTACTCCAATTCCTTGAGCGCTTAAACTTCCGTTACAACACTTTATTGAATAGCTTTTTCCGTCTTTACATAGGCAACCACGTTGACCGCCTTTTGGACTTGTTCTTGACGGTAAAGAACCCCAACTACTTCCCATTTTTTATAGTGTTTAGGTAAGTCTTTAACTTTACGATATTAACTTCCTTTGGTTTGTATGTTCTTAAATGTACCACCCTGTATAATTATTGTTTGTGTCCGGAAACATATCACTATTGGAATTTGTGTTATATTCTGGAAACAAACTTGTGTTGTTGCTTATGTAGTCAATAAAACGTTGTGTGTAGTGTTGTGCTATTTGTGTTTCTTTTTCAATTAAAAAGTCTATTTCGTTTTTTTCTACGCTTGTTGAATTTTCAGAATTGTGTTTGTAAACACCTTTGTTTGAAATCGTGTAAGCTGCGAACGGCAAATAATACTTCATTGCTAAATGAATAAGCATCGGCTTTAAATAAACGGTTGTAAGCGTTAAATAATTTCCACTTAATGTATTTGCTATTATGTCCGCTTTTATCTTGTCTAATAGCTTCGTACCGGTGAAATTTTGCAAGTCTGTATCTTGTGCAATCTTGATGTATTGTATAAAATTGTCCGTGTCAACATTTCCGTTTAACGAAGTGAATTTAACTAAATCTTGTCTTGTGACTAAAAGTGCGTCTGCCATTATTCCTTAATATTTTTAGGTAAAAAACCTTTGTTAGGCATATCAATTGGTCGTGTACTTACTAACTTTGGGTTGTTAATTACATATCCATATTTTTCTGCCTTTTGTCCTGCAATTTGTCGCGCTCGTGGGCTGTTTATATCAATGTTAGTTCCTTCAAAACTTGCGTAAACTTGTTTGTTCCATCTGTGGTGACAATTTCCACCACCTTTATACAACCAAATTGAATAAGTGTCAGCACCTTTTGGTCCCCAACCTGCGTTAACAACTTGTGTTTCCATTCTTATAATGTCTTCTTTTCTATAAATCTTGTTTGCTAAAATCATTTGCGTACAAAATTCACGTCTATTTTTAGTTACTTCGCCTACGTATTTAT